ACGAGCGCACCCAAGCTTAGAAATACCCGCTAGCCCGGCGTAAGGGCACAAAGGAAATACAAATGGCAGAAGAGACGCAAGCGGCATCGTCGCCCGCCGAAGTGGAAGACGTGTTCAATGGTCAGCAGGTCAGCCTGAGTGAGTTTTCAAGGTATCGTCAGGACGGCGAACTGCCCGAAAGATTCAAACCAGCCGACAAAGCAGACTCGACACCTGCTGACGCTCCGGAAAAGACGGATAAAACCGAGGGTGAAGACCCTAAACCCGCCCCGGATTCGGACCCGGATACAACTCAGGAGTTACCGCCAAAAACCTCTGAAGCCGAAAAGCGCATCAAGCAACTGCTCGCCAAGAACAAAGAACTAGAAGCCCAAATAGCGGCGAAACAGGACGTCAAAACGGAATCGTCCCCCGCGCCGACACCGCAGACACGCACGAAGCCAGCCGCAGAGGACAAGAACCAAGACGGAACACCCAAGTACAGCACGTATGAGGATTTCGTTGAGGAGCTTGCCGACTGGAAGGCTGAACAGCGTTTGGAGTCTGCGAAGCGCGAGCAGGTACAGCAGGAAGCGCAGAAGGTTCTCAAGGGCAAACTGGACGAAGCGCGGGCACGTTATGACGACGCAGACGATGTGATCTTCCCAGCAAATCAGGCAATTCAGAATGCCAAAATGCCTCTGGTGGTCAAAGAGGTGATTGCGCAATCGGCTGAGTTTGTTGACCTGCTCTACGTGGTCGGCAGCGACCCCGAAGAGTTGAAGAAGTTCATTGAACTCGCCCAGACCAATCCTAGAGCGGCAATCGGCAAAGTCTTTGAGTATGAGCGCGGCATAAGGGAAGAACTTTCCCCCAAGAATGACACGCCACGCGATGACAAGGGCAAGTTTACGGCTCCTGAACCGAAGAAAACCAGTGCCCCGAAGCCGCCTTCTCCTGTGGGGGGAGCAAGTTCGAGGGCCTTTGACGTGAGCGACGAAAGCCTTTCTCCGGAAGAATGGGCGCGAAAGCGTACCAAGGATCTCCAGAGCAGGGGCTGAGGGCGCTCTGAGGAATTCAAATGGCAAATAGCCTTCTTTCACCGACAATTATCACGCGGGAAGCTCTGCGCATCCTGCACGCCAAACTGAACTTTATCGGCAACTGCGATAAGCAGTACGACGACAAGTTCGCCGACTCCGGCGCCTCGCCTTCTGGCAAGATCGGGCCTTCGCTGACCATCCGCATGCCGAACCAGTACACGGTTCGCACCGGCTCCGTTCTGACCGTTCAGGACACGGCCGAAACCAGCCAAGTCATCACGGTTTCGACGCAGAAGGGCGTTGACCTCAACTTCACCTCGCAGGATCTTACGCTCACCATCGATGAGTACAGCAAGCGATATCTTGAACCGGCCATTGCCGTCCTTGCAACCACCCTCGAAGCCGATGCGCTGACCATGGTGAAAGACGTTTACAACGCAGTGGACAGCAATGCTACTGCGTTCGCCTATAAGGATTTTGCCAATGGGCGCAAGTCGCTCAATCAGTACCTCGCTCCCGACACTGGCCGCGTGGGCGTTCTGAACTCGGATCACGTGGTTTCGTTCCTCGACGCGATCAAGGGCAATTTCAACCCGCAGGAGTCGGTGGCAAAGCCTTACCTCACTGGCAAGATTGGCAAGGTTCAGGGGCTCGACACCTTTGAAAACACGGTACTCAATCCGTTCCAGACCGGAACGGCAGCGGCTGTTACTGGTTACGTCACCAACGCCGCAACTCAGTCGGGTGCAAATATCATCGTCGGCACCGGCGCAACCACATTCCTCAAGGGCGACATCATCACCTTTGCGGGAGTCAATGCGGTTGATCCCGAAACGAAGGCCGACAAGGGCTTCCTTCAGAAGTTCGTCATCACGGCGGATTCGGGCGCCAATGCAGTCGCTCTCGCAATCTCTCCCGCAGTCGTCGCAGTCGGCGCTGCCCAAAACGTCACCAATACCATCGCCAACGCTTCGGCGGTGGTCAAGATTGGCGGCGGTGCCTCGGCACTCTACAAGCAGTCAATCCTCTTCCACCCCGAAGCGTTCGCCTTCGTCACAGCCGATCTGATCGACGTGTCGAAGTTCGGTGCATGGGGAGCTCGTCAGGTCATGGACGGCATTTCGATGCGTATTGCCCGCCAGTACGACATCACCAACGACAAAGTGCCTTGCCGCATCGATGTGCTGTATGGCTTCAAGACGTTGCGGCCGCAGTTGGCTTGCCGCGTCATCGCACAGTAAACCCAAGGGGGCTAGCTTAGGCTGGCCCCCAACCTTCATTTATCGATTTGCGGCCCACACCAATGCCACGAAGATGGCCCAGCACTCGCAGTAGATGATGAATGATCTAGTTTTATCGCTCATAACCAAAGTTTACTCCTATGACAAGCGAAGAAATCAAGCAAGCACCGGCGACAGACCTCAGCACGAACGGCTGGCTGAGGGAGATTTGCATTCAACTGGCGATGCTCAACGAAAAGAAGGGGCCGGGGAGACCGCCTAAATAATGGCCACTGCGTTCGACATCATCACAAGCGCCCTCAGATTAGTTGGCGTCCTTGCGTCTGACGAAGAACCGTCCGATGGCGACGCCAATCAAGGCCTGTCGGTGTTCAATGACATGCTCGACAGTTGGAACGCGCAAAGACTGGCCATATTCACCACCGGGTCTAATGATTTTCCGTTCGTGCTTGGGACGCAGGCGTACACGCTAGGAACAGGTGGTGATTTCAACATCCCGCGGCCGGCCCGCATCGACAGCATGAGTGCGATTCTCCTGACGGACCCCGCAAACCCTATCGAAGTGCCAATGGCTATGTACTCTGTGGAGGATTGGCAGAACGTCCCCGTCAAAGTAGTCGATGGGTCGTTTCCGCTGGGCTGCTACGATGACGGCGGCTTTCCGCTTAGAACATTGAACTTCTGGCCTATCCCCATCGACCAGCCAAACAGCGTCAGGATTTATAGCTGGCAGGCGCTTACTCAACCACCCTTGCTTACTTCGGTCGTAGCCTTTCCCCCTGGATACGCGGAAGCATTTCGTTACAACCTCGCTGTCCGCATCGGGGCTGAGTTCGACGCTCCCGCATCCTCCACCGTGGTGATGCTCGCAGTATCATCGCTGGCCACAGTAAAGACGATGAACGCTCCGGACCTTTCGCTTAGATCTGACCTCGTGCCCAATCCGGCAGGGTGGAACTACAAGGCTGATTTATTCGGGATTCCTTTCTGATGACAAAGACACCCTGCAAAGTCTACTACCCGCGCGATACGGGGCCGGATAAGGTTCTCACCGCCAAAGATGCGGATGAACTGGATGCCTTGCTGCGTATTGGCTGGAAGTTAGAGGAGTCGAAGTAGGTGAGCAAGTTCGGCTTTGTCGGACCTTCGTATACGGCACGATCCAACGCGGTTGCTGATGAAGAGTGCATCAATTTCTTCGCGGAGACAACCGAGACGCCGGGTGCTCAGACGCAGCGATCGTACTTCGGTACGCCTGGACTTTTGACGTTCGCAGCCTTCCCTGATGGCCCGGTAAGAGCGAGCTACTGGACAGGCGACAGGCTATTTGTCATAGCTGCGGACACCTTCTACGAAGTAATGGCGGATGGAAGCTTTGTCACTCGTTCGCCGGGGCTGATTGAGGTATTTGGAGAGCCTTGCTGTATTACGGGTAGCAACATTCAACTGCTGTTGGTATTTGGGGCAAGAGCCTACTGCTTTACGCTGGCAGATAATTCATGGCTTGACGTGACGGACCTGCTTGCGGGGGTTCCAATCAAAGCGGAATACTCGGACGGTTATTTCATCGTCTGCTTTCGGGCCAGCAATAAGTTTCAAATGTCGGGCATTTTGGACGGCACCACATGGCCGGGGATACAAGTCAATGCGGTATCCGTCTTCCCTGAAAACATCACGTCAATCATCGTGAGCCACAGAGAGCTGTGGGTGCAGGGCGGGCAGCACATCCAGCCCTATCAGGACACCGGAACCGATGAGATATTCGATGTCATCCCCGGCGCCCTGATTGAAATGGGCATAGCTGCAACATTTTCTAATGACCGCGCTGACAACACTGTTTTCTGGATCAGCGAAGACGAGCGGGGCGCGCGGCAGGCGTGGCGAGCTTCCGGATATACCCCGTCTAGAATTTCAACCCACGCGGTTGAGACTTGGTTGAGCCGGTTACCGCTGGCCGACTTCAATAACCTGACATCCTACTCCTACCAAGATGGTGGGCATCTGTTCTGGGTGCTATATGTGCCCAACAGTGATGCATCATGGGTCTACGACGTAGCCGAGAGCCTGTGGCATAAGCGTGCTGAATGGCATCAAGAGGACGGCTCGTGGGGGCCGCATCGAAGCTGGAATCATGTCTATGCTTTCGGCAAACATCTTGTAGGCGACTGGCAGACCGGCAACCTGTGGGAGATGAAGTTAGCTGTCGATAACCACGACGGCACCTATGGTTTCGTCACTGACAACGGCACCTTGATTCGCAGGGTACGACGCGCCCCGACGTTGAACGATGAACTGGGATGGGTGCAGTACCCGGAAATGGCGGTGGACTTCGCAACCGGCCTTGGACCGCAGCCGGCCTTGACTGACGGCGACGGCAACCCGCGGCCTCCACAGGCAATGTTGCGATGGAGCAACAACGGCGGCTCTACGTGGA